AGTACCATAAAAAAATATCGGTATTCTCCGGGTCGTCCTTGTTCTCAACGGTCAGATAGATATCCTGAATATCAGAATCCAACTCCAGCAGTGCAGGAAGCCCAGATTGCGGGTCTCTCCACCATACGCCCATGGTGGCATCCTGACGTAAATAACAGAGTATGACGGTGCCGTCTTGCGAGAAGTCCAAACTGATCTTCTGCAGTGGATCAATCAGCGTCAGTAGCGGCCTTGGCTCGCCATCCCACAAACCGTTATAAATCTTCTTCTGCAGAAAGGCAGCACCCGACGCCTCAACATACGCCACCCATTCATGCTGGTAGTTACCCTTGGTCATATCAGGCGAGCTTATGCCGGACTCCATATCGAATGGACCAAACGCGAACGACTTGTGCTCGTGCGGCCAGTCAACAAAGGGGAAGAAGCGCGTCGGGCGCACCAGCTCGCCACGACTTCCAAGGTTCGTAAATACTGGGGTCATGATGGGGTGTATGCTTGAAACTGAAGTGTAATTGTAAAATCGTAATCCTTAGGGATTGTAATTGGAGTGGCCAGCTTTATTCTTGCCCCTTCAGCTTGACTTCCGTTATTTCTAATTCCAGTTGTCGCATTGTAATATTGGTTCGAGTACCCCGAGTAATAAATATCAATGCGATCAAATGTCTTGTCTGAACTTAATGGAGAAACATATAAGGTTACCGATCCTGACTTTGTTTCAATATCATAACTACTACTCTGAATCGTAGTACCCATTGTTGCAGAGTTAACATTCATCAAGTCTGCTTTACTGACTCGATCTGTCGGAACCATTCCACCCATAAACAGAATTGCACCGTAGCTAGGGGTAAAAATATAGGAACTGGGCCAAGTGTAGGGGGATGGCGTTTTGACCTCGAAGGTAGAGCTTCCGTGAGGCGTCGTTATTGTTCCAGAGCCAAATACACCATCACTCGGAACGGCAACATATAAATGGTAAGACAAATCTAAAATTTGCCCAGACTGAATAGATAATGTGGTTGCTGTACCGCTTGAGTTTTTAATTAGTGAGCGAGAAAGCAATGCTCCAGTGGCTGAACCATACCTTAAGCCAACCTCGCTAATATCACTCAACGGGCCGTCAAACTCAGCAGTCCAAGTAATTTTAACAAAAGTCCCACCAGATTCATCATCATAATATTCCAAGGCAGGTCCGGTTCCTCTGCCTGATATTCCAGAATTACCGTATTCGGTGCAGTGTTGCGCCCCGACCTGATTTCCAAGGTTCGTATCAGATGGAGATGGGTTGGTAACAACTCCCGAACCAATAACCATAACAGGAACAGCCTCATGAAATGGCAACGCATAGTTAAATGCTGAATCGCAAATTACATTATCAAATTCTGATATCTTTCTGACTACGCTTCCGTTTTTGTTTCTGATGGATGCTGAATATCGACCGTGCATTTCATTCATGGTATTACACTGCTCGCAGTAGAGATTGAAATTGATGAGCTACCAACTGATTCGCCAGGAGTCTCGCTGTAAGTGTCAAGGCGAAAAATGATTTCCTGACTATCCGAAGAAGTAATTGAAATCGAAGAAGCACCAAAACTATTCCCGGGCGAATCAGAGTTGGAATCCGCAATATAAACGACATTTACGCTATCGGATGAAACAAAACCAATTGTGGATGATCCAACAACATCTGTATTACTTCCAATGTCGCCTGCACCTTGAGCCTCCCACGATACAAGACTGGCAAACAAGGCAAGGCTAAATCCTGATACATTAGCAGCGCCACTAACATCATCTCGCCAAGCAGAACCGGCAATATCATCCCACCGGGTTTTTACTGACCTGAATGAAAAATCAAGCGCAAATTCAATTCGGTTGTCGGAACCTGCAAGCCAAGGATACGAATGCCACAACGAGCTCTCAGTGTCGTATTCTTCATGGTGGTAAAAGTCACCTAGCACGCTGAAGTGAGAGATCATCGATCAGTCTCGACTAAAAACAAATGAGAGTGTTACGTCGTGATCGACTGGAATAATCAGGTCTTCGGATAAAACTATTTCAGGGAAGTTGTCAGCGTTCGAGTCAGACAAAAACCCGCTGGCTGAACGTTCATAGCCTTCAGCCTGCCAATAGGCAATAACGGTACATTCCGCGGACTCTTGATCGTATTCAATATCAACGCTGGTCGCTGCGACATCCCCGCCAATGGAAAGCATGATCAGGTCATTCCCACCAAACGGATCGTCAAATCGACCGCACAATATACCTTTTGGCGAATCAATCTGGTCGGTTGGGCGAATCGTGTAGTTTATAGTCTGACCGTAAGGAGTGTTTATTGATCCCGACGCGATAATGTTGGGTATCCGAAAGTAAACAAAGAAAGTGACTTCCAGAGTCTGATGCGACTGAAGCGGAACCCAAGTGACCGTTCCGTTACCATCCCTGATTAAAGTGCGAGAGAGCAGATCACCATTAGATAGCTTCTTAAATCCGACCTCGCGAATATCACCATCAATCCCCGTCATGCTAACCGTGACGGAGCGACGCGCATATCGATCCTGGCCATCCATGAAAATCGTCGCGTCATTTGAGAACGTACCAGATACCTGGCCAAGCTGATTATCGAGCGCAACCTGAGTACTGTATGGCTCGCTATCACCATCACCTACGCAGATAAAACCAGCGGCGAACGGGTCACCGTGATTCAGCGCCTCATTCAGAATAAGATTTTTCACTTCGCCGGTATCAGAAATACACTTCCCTGAATCAATCACGCGAAGCTGGTAGGCACCTTTAATCATAGTGGTACGGTATCCCCTGTTAGCGTCCACAGCGCCTCAGCTGCTTCAGACTTTGCCCGTATCGCAGTCAAAGAAACAACCGAGCCGTTGCCTCTTAACTGGGTCGTTCCCGGCGTCTGAATAATGCCATCGTCCAGTGCCTGAACCTGAACTACACCAAAGCCGAAGTTCTGAATCTGAAAGGTCGTGCCCGGTACTGGGTCGGATACCAGAAAGAATGTCACCGTGTTCAGATCATCATTCACCATGAAGTAAGTGAATGCGTCGTCGTCGGTACCGACAGTCACTTCAGTGGTGCCCGCTTCGATTTCTCGAAGCCCTACACCAGTCAGAGCAATGCGCGCCCAATGACGAGCCCGCTCAGCCCAGTGCGCAGCCTGATCCACCAAGTCTTTGCACTGCTGAATATACGTGCTCAGATCAAAAGGAAATTTCATGCGCCCATTACCTCAGTATGTTTCTGAGTAACGTCGGCCTGTAGCGCTTCCAGATACTCAAGCGTTGCCGGGTCCAGCTGGTTAAACTTCACCATCACACCCAGGTCAAAGGTCGGGTCCATATCGTTGCTGACGTTGATCGTAATATTGTCAGGTTCTTGAGATCCGCCTTGCACATACACCGGCGTTTCACCAACGATAGGCCCGCTGCCCTGCCGGTAATAATTCTGACGGTGTAGTTCCGCATCCAGTACAGGAGCAACCGCCAACATCAGCGGAATAAACTCACCTGATCCGGTATCAACAAGGATATCCAACGCCACAGAACTGACCGTAAGCGCCGACGTGACTGTATCCGCAATCGTGCAGGAGATTTGCCCGAGCGCGGCCTGTCCTGCATCTGGTGTCCCTGTCACCTCATAAATATCGCCCAGCGCGTGAGGCGAGCGACCAAGCCGAACCTTTAACGTCCAGCCAGTCGTATCAATTACCTGCTCCGTATCCGCGTTCGTAAACGTCACGCGCATAGAGCGGCCTTCGCCTTTCAGAATCGGTCTGAGTCGAATCATTGTTTATTCACCGGGTTTTTAGGAGAAACGCGAACGTCGTTCTGCATCTTTACGCCAATGGCGTTGTATGCTCGCTGGAGATTGGCCTGTGCCAGTTGAGCGTTAAAGCTGTCTTCCGAGTCTTTATCGAAAGCCAGAAAAATAATGTAATGCCGCAGTGCTTCGTTGTACTGCTCTGGTAAGAATACCTTTTCGGTATTCTCGTCATAACTTCTCAGCGTATGCCGTGTGCGCGGAGTAAGTACGACCAGCAATTCCAGCAATGATCCTTCTTTCGCCGGCGGGTAAACATAAAACCGCAGCGGGTCACGCTCGTCGTAAATAAAATACTGCTGCTGGTTACTTGACGGGCGCGAATGCCAGTCAGGTATCACCCTGTCCATTTGCTCTTGAGACTTAAAGTTCACCGGCCTCATTGCGCCCTCAAGGTTGCGCTTTACATCGACCAAGCGAACCGCGCCGACAGGTAACTCTTGCCGCGTTCCTGCAGCACAGGAAAACTCAGAGTTATCCGCGAACGCTTCAGGCATCAAACCCAGCAACCAGTCGTAGGACTGATTGAGATAGTCCACCAGTTCGGTGTTGGTCCAGCGTATGCCGGTAC